TGGCTGCATTTTGCGTAGGGGGCAGGGCAGCCGCGCGCGTTTGCGCCAGATTGTTCGCCTGTTGCTGTTGCACCTGAGATTTCAGGAGGGAGCCGCCGCCCCAATTTGAAATGGAATCAACCATCGTAACCTTTCGACCATGGCGGCCCGCCAATGGATGTGGCCGCTATCTTACAGACCCTATCATCATTGAATGATTCTGTTAATAAAAAGTTTATTGGCGGGCCTGTGGTGCGGCTCCAGAGGTAAGGTCTTGAAATATATGGGATTGATCCGGTCATTAGCTTTTTTCTTCAAAAAAATGAAAAAAAGTGCGTTAACTATGAATTTTCCCTTGACAGGATTCAAGGGCTTGTGGTATTGACTTTGCTACGCGGAGCTGTGTCCAGAGTCAGGGGCGCACTCAAACCAAGCTGTCACAGGAAATGTGGCGGCTTTTTTTGTGCCCGCTGTTCGGCTTTGTTGCGGTTCGTCCGCGATGAGGCTGGTCAGCGGCAAAGGCGATAGAACGAAGAGGGAAAAGGAGGATCGGATCATTACAAATGCAAAGAGGAAGTTGAAGACAAAAACGATCAAGAAGAAAACGAAAACACAGAAAACAATTTCGAGACGGACTCCGGCCACAAAGGCCACGACAGAAACCGAAGCGCAAAAACCGAAAAAGAAGAAACGCATGATGGGCCTGAAGCGACTTGAGGCCGAGGTCAAGCGCGTGCTGATGCAGCTGATGAGCGAAAGCCAAAGCGACGCTGTGCGCGTGGCGGCGGCAAAGGCTTTGATGGACAAGATCAACAAACAGCAGGAAGCGGGGGATGATGACGGACAGCATGACGAAGCGACAGAGCGCAGCGCCGCTGTCACAGAGGCTGGCGCGCTTCTTGCCGAACTTGCCGCGCTTAAATCTGCTCGCGCTCTGCGCAAGGGCGCGGTGGCTTAAGGCCGCCCGTCGGGCCCAGATCACGCCCAAAGGGAAATGGCGCGTCTGGCTTATCCTTGCGGGGCGCGGGTGGGGCAAGACACGCACAGGCGCCGAGGATATCGCGGCCTATGTCTTGTGGAATGCCGGTGTGCGCGTGGCCATCATCGCGCCCACCTTTGCCGATGCCCGCGATGTGTGCGTCGAGGGTGAAAGCGGACTGCTTGGCGTGCTGCCTTCCGCGTGCATCGCGGGTTGGCACCGCAGCACGGGCGATTTGCTTTTGTTCAACGGAAGCCGCGTGAAGTTGTATTCCGCCGACCAGCCCGACCGGCTGCGCGGCCCGCAGCATCACCGGATCTGGTGCGACGAGCTTTGCGCATGGCCCAGCCGCGCCGCGTATGACCAGATGTGGTTCGGTCTGCGCCTTGGCGACGATCCACGCGTGGTGATTACGACAACGCCGAAAAACACGGCCCTGCTGCGCGAGCTTGTTGCGGCGGATCGCAAAGATGTGTTTTTGACGCGTGGCAGCACGTTTGACAACAAGGCAAATCTGCCGCCGCGTGTTTTAAAGCGGCTTAAGGCTCAGTACGAGGGAACACGTCTGGGCCGACAGGAGTTGAATGCCGAATTGCTTGAGGACACAGAAGGCGCTTTGTGGCAACGCGAACAAATCGATGCGTGCCGCGTACGCTCCGCCCCAGAGCTGGCGCGGATCGTCGTCGCAATCGATCCGGCCATGAGCAGCGGCGCGAAAAGCGACGAAACAGGAATCGTGGCCGCCGGACGCGGACTCGACGGACAGATTTACATATTGGCCGACTGGTCGTGCCGCGCTTCGCCGGAAGCGTGGGCCAGACGCGCCATCAAACTTTATGAGGAGGTCGAAGCGGATATGATAGTCGGAGAAATAAATGCAGGCGGCGAATTGGTGGAGCGCGTCTTGCGCCAGATCATGCCCGCCATCACGTTCAAGGCGGTGCGGGCCCTGCGCGGGAAGATAGATCGGGCGTTGCCCGTCGCGGCGCTTTACGAACAGGGGCGCGTGAAACATGTCGGCGCTCTTGCCAAGCTTGAAGACCAGATGACGCGCTTCACGCCCGCCGAGACGAAGGCGACATCCCCTGACCGCGTCGATGCGATGGTCTGGGCCGTAACAGAACTTGGCGACGAAGCACGCGGGGAACCACGCGTGCGGGTTTTGTAGCAAAAGGAAAGGCAAAACACGCAACGCTTGATGTGTGAGCCGTCACTTTCATTAATCAACAAAGGAGAGATTGACCATGGGATTACGAAATCTCGTGACGCGATGGGTGCGTCCGCAAGAGGTAAAGACAAGTGGCGCAGGGCCGGTGATCGCATGGAGTCATATTGGCAAGCCCAAATGGACTCCGCGTCGCTATGACGCGCAAATCGAAGAAGGGTATCGCAAGAATGTTATTTCGTATCGTTGCGTTTCGCTGATTTCCAGTTCGGCGGCCTCGATCCCGTGGCTTTTATACAAGGAAGGAGGTGATGAGATTGATCGACATCCGCTGTTGGATTTGCTTGCAAATCCAAACCCTATGCAAGATATCACAGCGTTTATGGAGTCGGTTTACGTCTCTATTCTGACGGCTGGCAACGCCTATATCGAGGCGGTGCGCCCACGCGACGGGCACAGACCGACAGAGCTTTACGTTCTTCGTCCCGACCGTATGAAGGTCATCCCCGGCGCAAGCGGTTTGCCTCAGGGGTATGAGTATAGCGTGGGCGGGAAGCTGACACGCTGGGCCGCCGACCCGCTGACAGGGCAAAGCGCCGTCTTGCACATCAAGAACGCGCATCCTTTGGATGATTGGTATGGCATGGCTCCGCTTGAAGCGGCGTTGATCTCGATCGACCAGCACAACGCAGCCGGAGCGTGGAATCAGGCGCTTTTGAATCAGGGAGCGCGTCCTTCCGGTGCTTTGGTCTATGCGCCGAAAAGCGGCCCCGCCGCGTTAAGCGACGACCAGATCGTGCGTTTGCGCACCGAGCTGGACGATCATTATCAGGGAAAGGGCAACGCGGGGCGGCCTTTGATTTTGGAGGGCGGACTCGACTGGCGTGAAATGAGCCTCTCGCCAAAGGAAATGGATTGGCTGTCTGGCCGTGATGCCGCCGCGCGTGATATCGCGTTGGCGTTTGGCGTGCCCGTGCAGCTGATCGGAATCGAAGGGGCGCAGACCTATGCGAACATGAAGGAAGCGCGACTGGCCCTCTATGAGGAAACAGTGCTGCCCCTGTGCATGCGTGTGCTGGGCGCCTTCGATCATTGGCTTGCTCCGGCCTTTGGCGCGGATCTTTATCTCGACGTGGACAAGGACGAGGTCAGCGCGCTGACCAGCCGACGCGACGTGCTGTGGGAAAAACTGTCAAAGGTCGATTTCCTGAGCGTGAATGAAAAACGCGCGGCTCTTGGCTATGGGCCCGTGGAAAACGGCGACAACATCTGATGCCGTGAACAATAGTAACAAGGAAAAAGAATGACCATTCAACATATATCACGACCCTTGGCGGTAAAATCGCTGGGGGCCGACGGGCTTTTTGTGGGCTATGCCAGCGTGTTTGACAATGTCGACAGCTATAACGAAGTCGTCGCCAAAGGCGCTTTCGCCCGCACGCTTGCGCAATGGAAAGCAAAAAATGCCGCGCCTGCCATGCTGTGGATGCACGATCCGAATTGTCCCATCGGTTTGTGGCTGACGCTCGGCGAGGATCAAAACGGCCTTGTCGTGCAGGGGCGGCTCGCTTTGTCGACGCAGAAAGGGCGCGAAGCTTACGAGCTTTTGAAGATGAAAGCTCTGACAGGCCTTTCGATAGGCTATCGCGTGGTGGAGAGCAAGATTGACACCAAGCGCAAGGCTCGGATCTTGACCGATGTCGAGCTGTTCGAAATCTCGCTGGTTACCTTTCCGGCCAACGATGCCGCGCGTGTAAGTGCGGTCAAATCGCCAGAGCGCGGCACAAGCCAGAAAAAGAAATCGCCAAATAGAAAAGGCGAAATAGACACCGTCGCGACGCGGGCCGTCGTTGCGCGGTTGGAAAGAGCGGCCCGCGTTCTTAGGGACTAAGACGCTACGACCGTGGGGCGCGGGCGTGTGTAAAGATCAAGGGAAGCCGCGAACGGCATGGCGTTCATGTGTCGTGTGTTTCGCGCTTTACGCGTTTTCGCCCTGTGGCCAAATACCATAAACATTACAAACGGAGAATAAAGTATGATTGATATGAATGAAGTGAATGCGGCATCCGAAACGCTGGCGCACGCTTTTGAAGAGTATAAAAGCACAAACGACCAGCGCCTCGGCGAAATGGAGCGTCGCGGTACAGCCGATCCTTTGTTGAACGAAAAGCTGGCGCGTCTCGACCAGACTATCACGCGGGTGCAAGATGATGTCTCCGCCGTCAAGACGGCGCTGCGTCGTCCGGCGCTCGGGGCCGCCCAGAGCCTGATGCTCGATGAAGGGCAAAGCGAATACAAGTCGGCGTTCATGCGCTATGTAACCAAAGGCGTGGAGCCGGATATGGACAGCCTGCACGTCAAGGATATGAGCGTGATCAACGATCCACAGGGCGGCTATCTTGTCCCGCCGGATGTATCAAGCCGTATCGTCAAGCGTCAGTTCGATACAACGCCGATGCGCCAGCTTGCAACGGTGATGAGCATCTCGTCCGAAGCCGTTGAAATGCTGCGTGACACGAACGAGGCCGATGCACAGTGGATTTCCGAACTTGGAACACGCGCAGACACAGATCAGGGCGCTATCGGACGCATCCGTATTGCCGTTCATGAGTTGTATGCCCAGCCAAAGGCGACGCAAAAGCTTTTGGACGACAGCATCATGAATGTCGAGGATTGGTTGATCAACCGCGTTTCTGATCGCTTCTCGCGCCGTGAAAACACTGCGTTCGTGAACGGCGACGGCGTCGGTCAACCCAGAGGGTTCCTGAGTTATACCACAGCCGCAACGTCGGATGCGACGCGCAGCTGGGGCGTTTTGGAACATGTTGCGACCGGCACCGATGCCGCCTTTTCATCCAGTAACGGCGCAGACGTGCTGATCACTTTGATGAACAAGTTGCGGGCCGGTTATCTGGCCAAGGCTGCGTGGCTTATGCCGCGCTCTGTCGTTGACAATATCCGCAAGTTCAAGGAAAGCGGCACTGGCGCCTATATCTGGCAACCGTCGTTGCAGGCCGGTACGCCCGCGACGATCTTGGGCTATCCCGTGATTTTGGCGGACGACATGCCAGCCATTTCCTCGGGTTCGCTCTCTGTTGCCTTTGGCAACTTTGAAGAAGGGTACACGATTGTCGATCGCATCGGTCTTCAGACCCTGCGCGATCCGTATACAGCCGCGCCATTCGTCAAGTTCCGTTGCAGCAAGCGTGTTGGCGGCGACGTTGTCAACTTTGAGGCGATCAAGGTTTTGAAGTTCGCAACAGCCTAACGGTCAGCGGAAAAACGTTGAGAGCGGAGGTAACGGAAAAGCGTCGTTCCGGCGCAAGCCGGGATGACGCTTGATGTTTATAACAGCTCTTGACGTCCAAGTTTTCAGCTGAGCGCTAAACCATTTTACAAATTATGCGAGGATATGAACACATGACAATACAAAATAACTATCGCAACACGTTGGTGATGCCATCGCTTGCCCCTGCGGCGCGCGTTAATGGCACGCTCAACGGGACAGGCGTTGATTTGCGCGGCTTTGACGCCGCAATGGTCGCGGTCGCCTTCGGGGCCTATACCGACGGCACGCATACGCCATCGCTGCAGCACTCCGCCGACAACGCGACTTTTACAACCGTGACGGGCACAGATATTGACGGCGCGTTCACGGCGGTAAGCAGTGCAGGCGGTGCAAACACGGTGCAGGCCGTCGGCTATAACGGATCAAATCGTTATATCCGCGTCGTCATGACCGTGTCCGGTGCGACAACCGGCGCATTAAGCAGCGCGGTTGTGATAGCAAGCGAACCGCACCGCGCCCCAGTCGTCTGACGGATAGCGCAGGATCGCTCATAACAGAAGGGGGCGTTTGCAGTCGCAAGCGCTCCCCTTTTTATTCAACCAATTTTCGAAAAAGGAATTCATATGCCAAATCTGGCCTTTAATATGCTGGGTGTCGAAACGGCCACAGTGACATCCGGCACTTCGTTGTCCGGCGCGGTCAATCTGGGCGGGTTGCGCCTGTTCGGTCTGTCAATGCCTTCCGTCTGGACGGCTGCCGTCCTTACGTTTCAATCGTCCTGTGACAACGGCGTGACATGGCAAAACATGTACGATGCAAGCGGAAATGAAATCACAGTCAGCGTCGCGGCTTCGCGCAACGTCGCGCTTGATCCCGTATTATTCTCTGCTGTGCCGATGCTCAAGGTGCGCTCTGGCACTGCGGCTTCGCCTGTAAATCAGGGACAGGACAGCCTCGTCTCGCTCGTCTTGCGCACGGTGTAGCATGAAGCTGCTTTTGATGGGCGCAAGAAACAGGCCGGTCGTCGACTGGTCGTTTCTTGGCGGCGCGTTGCCCGCAGGACTGGCCTTTACGCGGGCCAGCAACGCCAGCTTTATCGCGCCGAACGGAACGGTCGCTCAGGCAGCGGTCAACGCGCCGCGTTTTGATTATGATCCCGCGACTTTGACGCTGCGCGGCCTGTTGCTTGAAGACCAGTCGACGAACTTTGTGCGCAACAACACGATGGTTGGTGCAGCCACAGGAACACCCGGCACCTTGCCGACGAACTGGTCTGAATGGCTTGGCGGTCTGTCACGTCAGATCGTCGCGACGGGAACCGAAAACGGCATTCCCTATATCGATTATCGCGTGTTTGGCACGGCGGCTGGGGGGAATACAAATCTGTGGTTTGATGGAAATATGCAAATCGCCGCCACAAGCGGGCAGGTGTGGACGAGCAGTCTCTACATTCGCAAAATCGCGGGAAGCCTGAGCAATATCGTTTCCGCGCAGTTCGGCACGGACGAACTGACCTCTGCCGGAGCGTATACGACGGGGACAAGCGTTATGATCACCAGCAGCCTGACCGCGACCAACATTGCGTGCAACAGGTTTGCGATTTCGCGCACGATGGGGGCGACAGCGGGTTACACGCGGCCAGATCTTGTGCTGGGCCTTGGAACAGGCGCGGTCGACATCACGCTGCGCTTCGGCGGGGTGCAGGCCGAGTCTGGCGCAGTTGCGACCTCACTGATTGCGACAGCCGGAACATCCGTCACACGTTCGCGCGATTCACTCGTCGCCTCGAGCCTTCCGTGGTTCTGTCAGACACAGGGCTGTTTTGCGCTCGAGCTTCTGCCACAGCTGATGAGCGAAGGGTATCGCTGGCCGCTGGCTTTCAGCGCTACCGATGCCGAGGTTCCCGATGCGATCGGTATTTATACAAGCCCGTCAAACGGCGCGACGAACATGATACGCGCGGCCGGTACGGCGATGGCTGAATATCCGGTCGATATGTGGGGAGGCTGGCTGATCAACAAAATCGCGCACACCTATTCGTCGGCGCGATCCGCAGGAAGCCTGAACGGCGGGGCTGTGCAAAGCGATACCAGCGTCACGTTGCCCGGCAATGTCGTCTATCTGCGGATAGGTGCTTCGGGATTTGGCGCAGCGCTGCAAAACGGTTGTTACAGAAGGCTTCGTTATTGGAACAAACCTCTACTGGATCTGGATTTGCAAAGGATTACACAATGAGCAAAATGATCGATACCTATTTCAAGTCGAAAGAAGAAGCCGAACTTCGCGCGTTTTGCGAGTTCTTTTTGCATGCGCTGCCCATTTGTCGCGGACGCAGTGCGCAGCCTGCCTGTGAATGCGAGGGCATTACGATTGAAGCACAGGAGGCCGTGGGCGATCCGGACTATTGGTACGGATGTGTCCGCGCCCCCATTTCAATCACGCCATCCGGTGCGGTTGAAATCGCGCAGGCAGAAGAGGCCGCAGCCGTTTGCGGCAAGTGGTCATAGTTTTGTTATAAGGAAAATCAAAATGACATCAAACAAGTTGATGACTCCGCCAGCGGTGGAGCCGGTGACGCTTGCCGATTTCAAAGCGCACGCCAAGATCGACGATGCATCCGATGATGTATTGATCGGCGCGTTACTTTGCGGGGCGCGGCAGTGGTGCGAACATTATACGCGTCGCGCTTTTATCACGCAAAGCTGGACGCTGTCGGTGTCAAAGACTCCGGACGGCGATCGTATCCCGTTGCCGCGCGCGCCGTTGCTCTCTGTCTCGGCTGTGCGACTGTTCAACGATGCCGATCAGATGACGATCTGGAGCGCCGATCACTATTATGTGCAAGGCGACAGCGAACCAGCGTGTCTTGTTCTGAGAAACGGCGCGGACTGGCCTGTGTTTGATCGCGCGGCGGACAGCCTGCACATCGAGTATGTGGCGGGTTATGGCCCCTCGGCGGACGATGTGCCAGAGGCGATCAGGCTGGCGATCAAACAGCTTGCCTTGCACTGGTACGAGTTTCGCGGCGAGTCCATTGTTGCCAGCGGCATGGCCCAGCCACCGCTCACAGTCGAGGCCTTGCTGAATCCCTATCGGTTGTTGTCTGTGGGGCAGTCATGAGAGTCGGGCGTATGAACGTGCCCTTCCTGTTGCAGTCGATGCGCGTCGTTGCGGACGGGGAAGGCGGGAGCGTGCAGCAATGGAACACCATTGCCGCGCTTTGGGGGTCGCTTGATCCGTATGAGGCAGGCGACACTTTGCGCGACGTGCAAAGACCGTCACACGTGGTGATGACGCGCAATCGGGCGGACGTTGAAATCGCCGCTACGCACAGGCTCGCCTATAACGGGCGCACGTTTCATATTCGCACGGTCATGGCGGAGGAGGCGCATAAACGCGTTCTCAAGCTGTTGGTCAGCGAGACGTCCTATCTGAATTGAAAATGTAAGGAGGAAACATGGCTTTTGATGAAGTCCGGTTACCGCTGCGCGTGAGCTATGGCTCGAGCGGCGGGCCGCAATTTTTGACAGAGATCGTAACCGTCGACGGCGGGTACGAGCGGCGCAACCAATGCTGGAGTCAGGCGCGGCGACGTTTTGATGCGCGAACCGGCGTCGTAACCGCGCAAGATGCAAACGTGCTCGCCGGATTTTTTCAGGCGAGGGCGGGACGCGCGCGCGGGTTTCGTTTGAAGGACTGGATGGATTTTACAAGCGCTATGGATGGGCAATCCACGCCGTCGTGGGATGATCAGGTCATCGGAACGGGCAACGGCGTTGTCAAAACCTTTCAGCTGCGTAAAACCTATGGCAGCGCGGGTGTTGCCGCCGTGCGCGAGATTACCAAACCCGTCACCGGCTCTGTGCGTCTTGGCGTCGGCGGCGTTGAACATCAAACCGGATGGAGCGTCGACACGACGAGCGGCCTGATCACGTTTACGCAGGCTCCGTCAATCGGCGCAGTGCTACAGGCCGGATTCGCGTTCGACGTGCCCGTGCGTTTCGATACAGACCGGTTGACAATCAATGCGGATAATGCGGCGCTGGCCGAGGCAGAAATTCCGCTGGTCGAGGTGCGCACGCCATGAAAAGTATTTCAAACGCGTTGCAAGACCATCTTGGCCAAGAACTGACGACGCTTGCCGAACTGGTTCGCATAACGCGGGCCGATGGACAGGTGATCGCGCTCACGACGCATGATCGCGATATCGTTCTCGACGACGTGACCTATCGCGCCGATGCCGCATTTCATGCCGGAAAGATTGCGCAGGCTGCAACGTTGAAAACAGGAAACTATGAGATCAGCGGCATGCTTGACAGCGCAATGATCAGCGAGGCCGATATCAAAAACGGACTTTACGATCATGCGCGGATCGACGTGCTTGTCTGTAACTGGGCGGATGTATCGCAAGGCGCCGTCTGGATCCGGCGCGGGTGGCTTGGCGAAGTCGCGATCAGCGGCGGACAGTATATCGCGAACCTGCGTGGTTTTCATGATCTGTTATCGCGCAAGATTGGCGAGACCTATACGCCCGAGTGTCGTCATGATCTTGGAGATACGCGGTGCGGGGTTGATCTCGCCTCCTGTACGATTACGGGGAGCGTGACCGGCCTTATTGATGCGCGCAAGTTCACGGATGTCGCGCGTACGCAGGAACAGGGTGCTTTTAACGGCGCACAGCTGACATGGCTGACCGGCGCAAACGCGGGCAAGTCATGCGAGGTTTGCGATTGGCAAGCGCAGACCAAGGTTATGACGCTGTGGCTTCCTGTGCCAGCGCCGCTTGCTGTCGGCGACACGTATAAGGTTGCGTCCGGTTGCGACAAGCGGTTTTCCACGTGCCGCGCACGTTTCAATAATGGCGTGAATTACGGCGGGTTTCCCTATTTGCCCGGTCTTGGCAAGATTTTACAATATCCGGATTAAACATATGACACATGAATTATTACCACGCACCGCACAGATGATCGCGGCGGCGCGTGCCTGTCTGAACACGCCATTTCATCATCAGGGACGGATGCCGCAGGGCGGCCTTGATTGTATCGGCCTTGTCGTTGTCGCATTGCGTGCCATCGGGGTTGATGTGCGCGACAGGCTTGATTACGGCGTGCGGCCAGACGGTCTGACGCTTGTTGCCGCGCTTGAAGATCACGGGGCGCACCGTGTGCAGGATATCAGAGCGGGCGACGTTTTGCTGATCAGATACGATCATCAGCCCCAGCATGTCGCGCTTGCGACTTCGCCCGATACGATGATTCACAGCTTTGCGCCCGCAGGCAAGGTTGTCGAAACGCAAATCGGCGCGTATTGGCGGCGACGCATCGTGGGG